CAACAAACGCATGGGCATGGGCACAAAGAGATGGCGAGTCATCAGACGGTCGTTTTGTTGCTGTTGGTGAAAAAGCCGGTAGTGATTACGGTATATATTATAGCACAGATAATGGTGCAAACTGGACCAAAGCAACCGCTGTTGCTAGAGACGGTGAATCACCAGTGCAACTTCTTGATGTAACTTATGATGCAAGAAGAGATAGGTTTATAGCTGTCGGACAACGCGCTCATATTTTAACGAGTTCTGACGGTGGTGAAAACTGGGGATCCATTCAAACCTTGCAAGCTCACGGAAATCAATCATTCCATGGAGTTGAAACAGACAATTTTAATGTTGTTATTGGTGGTGATAATTTGGCATTTTATATAAGCACTGGTAGTCTTGACATATTTAATGCAATTCCGACACCAAAGACCGCATCCTCTAACATTGCCGGAGGGCACGCATATATACCTCCTGTTCCAAGTGTTGTTCGTGATCAAGTTGGACATGGCAACGAGTCTGTCAATACCGCATAGACCTTTCAACAGTGCATACAATAATATTATCTGGCATTTGACAAAATAATATACTATTTATATTTGACCAATTATATTTTATGGAGTGTCTATCTATGTCTACTTTGTTAGAACAAGCAATTGTTGATGCGGAAGCATTAAAAGAGGCGGCTATTAAAAACGCCGAAGCAGCGATTATTGAAAAATACTCCTCCGAAGTTAGGGATGCCGTCAACTCTCTTTTAGAACAAGAAGAAGATACCCTTGAAGAGGAGGAAGAAAGCTCAGTGATGGAAGAAGTTCCTTACGCTGTTGAAGAAGGTGATGAACCGATTATGGTTCGTTTAGACCTTGAAGCACTTGAACGTGCCTTGTCCGAGGAGGAAGAGCCTGTTGAGGAATCTCACGAAGATCTCGCTGACACCCTCGAAGAAGAAATCGAGGAAGCCGTTCAAGCCGAAGGATCCGAAGAAGCCGATCTTGACGAAGAAATCGAGCTTGACGAGGAAATTCTTGACGCTATTGCTGAAGAGCTTAAAGTAGACTTAGGTATCCCAGACCAAGGTTTGGGAGGACGCTCAACCCCTACTGATCGTAATCTTGAAGGGCAAAAAGTGACACTCGCAGCCCTCAAAGATGACGAACTTGCAGAAGAGCACGCTGCTCTTCAAAAAGCTCGTGAAGAAGCAGACATGTATCTTAATGAAAACGAGACACTTAAGCAAGAAAAGTCTAATTTACAAAAAACAATTTTACATTTAAAAGAGCGATTGGAAGAAGTTAATCTTTCAAACGCTCGTTTACTTTACACGAATCGGGTGTTAAATAGCACCTCCTTGAATGAGCGACAAAAAACAAAGATTGTCGAGTCTATTTCGAATGCCGATTCTGTTGAAGAGGCGAAGGTTATTTATGAAACCCTTCAGAGCGCAGTGGGAGAATCTAGAAACAGTAAAGCTCCACAATCACTTCGCGAAGCGGTGGAAAAATCGTCGCCAACCCTCCCTCGTCGTAGGGAGACAAAACCCCAAAATCCACATTTTAATAGGATGAGGGCTTTAGCAGGCATTAAAGGAGGTAATAAATAATGTCAGTTTTAGATAAACTAACTGAGGGCATTGTTGATCGTGACCTCTCTCAAGAGGGTGCTGCACTTCTTTCCAAGTGGGAGAAGACAGGACTTCTTGAAGGACTCGACAATAATCGCACTCGCAATAGCATGGCTCGCCTTTTGGAGAACCAAGCTAAGGAACTTCTTCGTGAAACTTCCGCAATGGCATCGGGCGATGTCCAAGGATTCGCCGCAGTTGCTTTTCCAATTGTCCGTCGTGTTTTCGGCGGCTTGATCGCAAACGATCTCGTTAGCGTTCAACCAATGAGTCTCCCAAGTGGACTCGTTTTCTTCCTTGATTTTACCGTTTCTGATGAGACTGGTGGCAAGTTAGGAATGCTTTCGGGCAACTCGTTGTATGGTGGTGGTGCCGTTGGTTCACAAATCACTGGTGGTGTAAGTCTTAGCGGGCTTAATGCAGAGAACTCTTTCTATGCATTGAACAATGGCTATTCTTCTCCAACAGGATCTGGAGTCATTTCAGTTACCGCTCTTACTTCTGGTACTTTTGGTGGCACCTGGGATACAGTGGGCGCTGGTGGCGTTGGTGATAAGCTTGTACGCTATGATCCAGCCTTTACTTCTGGTACAACCAACTGTCTCGTCGCTTCGGTGACAGCAGCCGACCTTTCGCAGCTTAATCTTGATAATTTGATTAGCATTTCTGCTTCTCAAGGTCTTGCAGGCGCTGCACAAGTGCGTCGTTTAGCACAGTGGTCTGGCTCGAACGGTGGTCTTTATGATCCAGGCACCGATGCTAAAAATACCATTCTCTTGGTGTTTGCATCAGTTGACGGATCGGCTCGTCCTAACGAAATGTCTTCTTCATTCTGTGGAGCGACAGAAACACTTGTATGGGCAATTAAGGATGACTTCGTTAATGTCGGCGGCGATAATGTCGGCGCAGTCGTTGGTGATCCTACTTGGGGTCTTGAGCAGGCAACAGATACTGCCACTGAAAACTCAGACGCCACGTTCATTCCAGAAATTGACATCAAGGTCGATTCCGTTAGCATCACCGCTTTGACTAAAAAGTTAAAAGCTAAGTGGACACCTGAATTAGGTCAAGACCTCAACGCATACCACAACTTGGATGCAGAGGTGGAACTTACTTCAATCCTCTCCGAGCAAATTGCTCTTGAGATTGATCGTGAGATTCTTGAAGACCTTATTAAAGGTGCAACCGCAGGACGCTACTACTGGTCACGCCATGCAGGCAGATTCGTAAACCGTCTTACTGGTCAAGAGGTTGGTGCTACTACATCAACTCCTGACTTCACTGGTACGGTTTCTGAGTGGTATGAGACACTTGTTGAGACAATCAACGATGTGTCTGCACAAATTCACCGCAAGACTCTTCGCGGCGGAGCTAACTTCATTGTCGTCGGACCTGAAGTTGCTAACGTCCTTGAGTTCACCGCTGGATTCCGTGCTTCCGTAACTGCTGATGCTGATCGCGGCACCGTTGGTGCTGTCAAGGTCGGCGCACTTTCCAAGAAATGGGATGTCTACGTTGATCCTTATTTCCCACGGAACATTGTTCTCGTCGGTCGTAAGGGTGGATCCTTCTTGGAGAGCGGCTATGTGTACGCGCCATACGTTCCACTACAGGTCACACCTACTATTTTCGGAACCGAAGATTTCGTGCCCCGCAAGGGAGTCATGACACGCTACGGTAAGAAGATGGTTCGTCCAGACATGTACGGACTAGTTGTTGTCGTTAACCTTGTGTGATACGACTAAACAAACGGTAGTATAAAAGAATTCCCTCGTCAAGCGATTGGCGGGGGTTTTCTTTATGACATAAACTATTTAATGAGAGGAGACTTATAATTAATGGCGATACCGACCCTTACCCCCGCTAGCGAAGTTAGTGCTATTGTGTTACCGCGCACTGGATCAGCATCAACTGTTGCGTCTCAAACCCCAATTGGTGTTTATGACACATCACAAGATTTTTTATCAGGAGCAGCGGATCAGGTTAACTATACCTATCAAAAACTTGGCGGAGATATCTTAGATATCGAATTGACTACTGGAAGCGTATATTCTGCTTACGAAGAAGCAGTGTTAGAATATTCTTATATTGTTAATATGCATCAATCAAAGAACGTTCTTTCAGAAGTGCTTGGTATGACAACTGGCACTTTTGACCATAGGGGCTCGCTTAAGTCTGGGGCGCTTTCATCAAGCCTGAGTGGTACTCATGTTGCTTTAAAATACCCAAGAGTTACACTTGCTTTAAATGAAAAATATAGTGAGGGATACTCCACTCATGCTGGCATAGGTGGGGCAACCACTATCTATTCTGCCTCTTTTAAAGCAGTAGATAAAGTACAGGACTATAATTTAGGAGCCATTGTTTTAAGCGCTTCAAACAATAACTATGATGAAGCTACAGGTGGCACAGTACCATATTCTGGATTGGTGACAGGTAAAAAAATAGTTGTTAATAGGGTATATTATAAGTCTCCATCAGCTATGTGGAGGTTTTTTGGTTATTACGGAGGGCTCAACACAGTGGGCAACTTAGCCAACTATGGACAATACGCAGACGATTCAACATTTCAATTGGTGCCAGTGTGGCAAAATAAGGCACAAGCAATGTCATTTGAAGATGCAATATATACCAGAAATTCTCACTATTCATATGAATTAGAAAATAATAATTTAAGAATATTTCCTCAACCAGTTAGCCCAGGCAGCACAACACCAACATATTATCACTTTGACTTTAGAATTGTTGATGATGCGTGGTCAACAGAACAATCTGGTTCGGCAGGAATAAATGGCATCAACAACATGAATACATTGCCTTTTGCAAACGTGCCATATGGCAATATAAACTCTATTGGAAAACAATGGATTAGGCGTTTTGCATTAGCACTGTCAAAAGAGACTTTAGGTCAAGTTCGTTCTAAATTATCATCGATTCCAATTCCCGGCGAATCAGTAACACTTAATGGACCAGCGCTAATTTCTGAAGCACGAGAAGAACAAAATAATTTACGAACCGAGCTAAAAGAGGTCTTTGATCAGTTAACCTATCAAGCTCTAGCAGCAAAAGATGCTGACATAAGCAACAATATTGAAGATGTAAGTAAAAAAATTCCAGCAGGTATATTTGTTGGATAACGGGAGGGCGATAAATGTCAGATGATGAAAAATGGAAACAACCCGCCCAACCACCTCCACCATTATTTTTAGGTGAGAAAGAACGTAATCTTGTAAAACAAGTTAATGATGAACTTATTGAACGGGTTATTGGACAAGAGGTAGTTTATTATCCAATTGATGACTCAATTACCCAATACAACGATTTGTATGGCGAGGCAATAGAAAAAACATTTCTGCCCCCTGTTCGCGTTTACGCTCTTGTAGATTATCAAAGCACAGAAACCAAAGCAGATACCGTAGCAGGTATGGATAAATCAAATACAATTACGATTTATTTTCATAAACGAAGATTAATTGAAGATCAAAATGTTTACGTTCGTGAAGGAGATTTTGTTTTGTATGGCGATTATTATTACGAAATCGTCAGCACACAGTGGGCAAGACAATTGTTTGGTCAAATAGAACACACGTTTGAGATTGTAGCCACCGCATATTATTCAAGAGAGGGACTATTCGATGCCACCTGATAACCCAAGGAAACAAGACCTTGCACCGCTTAAAGAGATAGAAATTCAGCCTTCAACAATTGAAACTATTGACCGCGCTCTTTTTGATTACATTGATGAAGATCTTGATATATTTTGTACAACAAACAAAGGATTTAAAAAAGTCCCTTTCTTTTGGGCAGGAGCAGAACGAGCTTTTCAAATTAAACATGATAGAGAACTGCGTGATGTTAATGGTTGGCTTATATACCCACTAATGAGTATACAAAGAACAGGTATATCAAAAGACCTTACTAAACGAGGTGCTTACTACGCCGCAGGACAAAACTACCCAGATGTCAAGGGCGGTTCCATGACTATTGCGAGAGTTATAAAGCAAGACAAAACTGCGAATTTTGCAAATGCAGACTCAAAAAGACTGGTATTAGATACAATTGGCACAGGTCAAAATAATTTTCCAAGACAAAATAAAAAAGTTGTTTACGAAACAGTCACAGTACCAATACCAGTATATTTAGAGGTTTCATATACCTTAACCGTAATGGCTGAATATCAACAGCAAATAAATGAAATTATTACACCGTTTATGACAAAAACTGGTGCTATTAATTATTTTGTTATAACCAAAGACAATCATCGTTTTGAGGTATTTATTGAGTCTGATTATACATTAAACAATAATGCGGCATCGCTCTTAGAAGATGCCAGGGGGTATGAAACGGAAATAAACTTTAGAGTTATTGGATATATAATTGGTGGTGATAAAAACGAAGCACAACCCAAGATTGTTCGTAGAGAAAACGCTGTAGAAATTAAATTACCAAGAGAACACGTAATCTTTGGAGATATACCAGAAAATCTACATGTCAGCGGCAATGTTCCTTTTTATCGAGAGTAAGAGTATATTTAGGTCTTTCGCCAATTTATTAACTATTTATTAACGATAATAAGAATATTTTATTCGCAAGATATTGAAGCGCGACAAGGAGACACTTCATAATGTCAGTTAAATCTTTTAAGTTTATTTCACCAGGCATTTTCATCAATGAAATTGATAATTCACAATTGCCACGAATCCCAGACGAGATCGGACCAGTGGTTATTGGTAGAACGGAACGAGGACCAGCAATGCGTCCCGTTAAGGTCAATTCATTTTCTGATTATGTTAGAATTTTTGGTAATCCTATCCCAGGTGGTAATAGTTCAGACACCTGGCGAAATGGCAATTATATTGCCCCAACATATGCCGCCTATGCTGCTCAGGCTTATTTAAGAAACAGCAGTGCTTTGACAGTCGTTCGTCTCCTGGGTGCTCAAAGTTCACAAGTTGCTGATGGTGCCGCAGGTGAGGCTGGCTGGGAAACCGCAGCATCAAACACAAGCGCCATTGGAACCAATGGCGGTGCTTATGGTCTTTTTGTTTTTCCATCTGCCTCCGCAACAACAGCAGTAACAGGCGCTTTAGCAGCCATATGGTATCTTAACGAAGGAGCGATTGAAATTTCTGGCACCGTCCGTGGCACTTCAACAGTTGTAAGTGGTTCGGGTGTGCTCGTTAAGGATGCAAAAAAAGCTGGTGATTCGTCTGCTGGAGAGAATGAGTATAAAGTACTTATTAAAGATAGCAACGGCAATCTTCAGAAATGCACATCATTTAACTTTGATCGCTCAAGTGCAAAGTATATTCGAAAAGTTTTTAATACTAACCCAACTCTTGTTAATGCAGATATTACAAGAACGGCAAACCAAGAAACTTACTGGCTTGGTCCAACATTCGAACGTCATTTAGCAACATACGCTGCTACTTCTTCTCATGCAGCAATCCTCGGACTTGACGAAAGTACCAATAACTATAATGCAGCCAATTTCCGATTTGGATTTCAGGCTGCACAAACTCCATGGATTTTTTCCCAACATGATCAATCGGCTTTCTCAGGCTTTGACGCCACACAGCATACTAAAAAGTTGTTTAAGTTCCACACTCTTGATGCGGGAGAAGATGAACAAAAGAAAGTGAAAATTTCTATTGTAGACATCAAGAAATCAACAAATGATTTTGATCTTTTTGGAAGTTTTGGTGTTGAAGTTCGTGACGCACGAGATAATGATAACGCCCCAATTGTTTTGGAGCGATATAGTTCTCTTAACCTTAACCCTAACTCACCTAGATACATTGCGAGAGTAATTGGTGATCAGTTTATTGAATGGGATGATACGGAACGACGACATCGTGTTTATGGGGATTATCCCAATGCCTCGTCAATTGTGCGTGTTGAAGTAGACCCTGATGTTAAAGAAGGTCTACTCAGTAACCCCCGTCTCCTTCCGTTTGGTTCATACGGACCTATCCGTCAAAAAACTTGGTCTTGGCAGTCTGGAACCTCAGAGCCCACAGATAGATGGGTTAACGGTATTGGAGACATTGGGCTCCCCTATGATGCTAATGTAACCTTTTTAGCCACTGGTATCGGCGCAGGGCAAGCATATGATTTTACTGGGTCTCTGGTTTATCCTACGATTAATTTACGAGTAAGTGCCTCTGACGGAAATATTTCAGATCCCCTGGATGCATATTTTGGTATCGATACAACTCAGGCTGGCAGCAACCGTTTTGAAGACAGCTATCTTGACTTAGTTCGTGTCCTTCCAAACGCAGTCAATGGCTTTACTGTGGTAGACTCAACAGAATATTCATATATCTTCACACTCGATGATTTAAGTTCATCGAACATTGCAGCAACAGGCGAAGTTGCAGTTTATGTTTCGGGTTCGCGAGCAGCCGGTAATTCGTTCTCGGCACGCAGCGGAACGTATGAGCAAGTTCTCGATATGGGATATAATAGATTTACAGTTCCCCTTCAAGGTGGCTTTGATGGACTCGATATTAGAGAAGCAGAGCCGTTCAATAACACTGATATAAATGGTGGGTCCGATACAACAAACTATGCTTTCTATAGTGTGCGTCGTGCCATTGATACAGTGGCAAACCCAGAAGAGGTCGAATACAACTTATTGGCAGCGCCTGGTATATACAACGCGGCACTAACAAGTCATATGATTGAGACATGTGAGGCTCGTGGTGATGCACTCGCCGTTATCGACATTGATTCGGGATATCGTGCTCAAACAGAGAACACACAATCGGTTCAAAGTAACCGAGGCTCGGTCTCGACCGCAATTACTAATTTAACCAATCGCAGGCTTAATACAAGCTATGGATGTGCGTATTACCCATGGGTACAGATTCGTGACAGTATTTCCGATAGCTTAGTGTTTGTTCCGCCTTCGGTTGTTGCTCTTGGAACTTTCTCAAGCGCACAAAGAAATTCAGAACTTTGGTTTGCTCCCGCAGGCTTTACTCGCGGCGGTCTTACCGAAGGGTCAGCAGGATTACCCGTGATTCAAGCGCGTGAGCGATTGACATCTAAAAACCGCGATGATCTTTATGAGGCAAATATTAATCCAATTGCCACATTCCCCGCAGAGGGCATTGTAATCTTTGGACAAAAAACACTTCAAGTTACGCCATCGGCACTTGATAGAATTAATGTTCGACGCTTAATGATTTTTGTTAAGAAAGAAATTTCCAGAATTGCAGCTACAACATTATTTGATCAAAACGTTCAAGCAACTTGGAACCGCTTTACTAGTAAGGCGGAAGAGTTCTTGCGCGGGGTGCAGGCACGATTGGGTCTTACCGATTATAGAATCGTGCTTGATGATAGCACAACAACTCCAGAGTTGATCGATAGAAATGTGCTGTATGCCAAGATCTTCTTGAAGCCTGCCAGATCTATCGAATTCATTGCTCTCGATTTTGTTATTACAAATTCTGGTGCGGGCTTTGAGGATTAACAAACAAGAGACTATATATTACACACGGAGACTTATAAATAATGAGTAAAACAGATTTTTGGATTAATCCAAGCTTTGAACCAAAAAGACAATTTAGATTTTTAGTGGAACTATCACTTCCTGATGGTAACGGCGGGGAACAAAATGTGCAATATCTTGCAAAATCTGTTGATCGTCCTTCGTATAGTATTAGTTCAAACGACCATCAGTTTTTTAATCACACTTTTTATTATCCTGGTCGTGTTACTTGGAACTCCATCGATTTAACATTGGTAGATCCAGTAAGTCCCAACGCTTCGCAGCTTTTATATAATTATTTGCAAACCGCAGGAGTTCAGGTTCCCACCTCAGTCAGCAACGCAACAATGTCCACAATTACAAAAGCTACTGCTGTTGGCGCAAAAACTGATATCAAAATCTTAGAAATTGCCACTGATCGCGGAAGTAATGAATCAAAGATTAAAGGCGAATGGAAATTGCTTAACTCTTTCTTTACAGATGTTAACTTTGGAAGTCACTCGTATGATTCCGAAGAAATGGTCGAGGTTTCTGTCACCGTTCAATACGATTGGGCAGAATACGCAGTCAAAAATGAAAAACTTCGATCTTGAGATAGTTTTATAAATATTTTTTAAAAACTATTTAAAGTATTATCATAGATACGTTATACTATGATTAGACAATAAAAAAAGAGGTGTATATGTCTAGAAACGAACAGCGGACAACTGCTGCAATGAGTCCTGCTGCTTCAACCAACCCTGTTGATGCAGGTCCGGCAACTGAACAAGCGCCCGTAGCCAGATCAGCAAGTCTTTCATATGTTACTCCAACAGAGTTTGTTGAACTGCCTTCAGGTGGACAATATTATCACAACGAGCACCCGCTTCGTGATAAGGAAGTTGTTGAAATGAGGTATATGACAGCAAGGGATGAAGACATTCTTACTTCACCCGCATTACTTAGAAAAGGTTTGGCGGTTGATAGGTTGTTGGAAAACCTAATCGTTGATCAAAATATCGATGTTAACGAACTTTTAGTGGGTGATAGAAATGCTATGTTAATATCCGCAAGAGTTTCAGGATATGGTCAGGACTATGCTGTCGAGCTACAGTGCCCCGCTTGCGGTGAGACAGTTCGAAACGAATTTGATCTATCAAAATTGGAGATTAATCACGGTCTCAAGCCAGGAGAAGATAGCCAGGTATCACTTACTGAAAGGGGAACCTTTCTTGCAGAATTACCAGTGACAAAATATCTTGTTGAATTCCGTTTGTTAACTGGAAGAGACGAGACAGAGTTACAAAATTTGGCAGATAAGCTAAAGAAGCACAAACTTCCAGATGCTACATCAACTAATTTATTAAAAAAGCTTGTTGTTTCCGTTAATGATGTTACTTCTGGTGCAGAAATTTCCAGTTTTATCGATAACATGCCTGCACAAGACGCTCGCTTTCTTCGAGCTTGTATGCAAGTTGTCACCCCTAACATTGATATGTCTCAACAAACTGAATGTTCGTCTTGCGGTGCGGTAACTGAAACGGAGGTGCCGTTTACTTCGGAATTTTTTTGGCCTCAATGATGGATACATGCAATATGTGTATGAACAGTTTTTCTATTTAAAGATGCATGGAGGCTGGAGTTTTATCGAAGCCTACAATTTACCTATTAAGCTAAGAGATTGGTTTGTTAATAGATTGGTTCAACACTTTGAAGAACAAGAAAAACAGATGAAAAAATCCAATAAATAAAAACGGGCAATTAATGCCCGTTTCTTTTTATGTGAAACTATTTATAAGAGATAAGTGCATTCGGAGGTCTATACAATGAACGAACCAAATGATTTGGTGCCAATTGAAATTAATTTAAACCCCAGCGAAACAGACTTGCTTAGTGAAAGCTGGCTTGCAATGATGGGTGGTGCGATTGAGACAATCCTCGGTGGCATGTTTGGTGGACGCTCTGTGCCCGTTAGGATCTCTGGCACAAGAAAGCAAGTGGACTCGTTTAAGAGCGCTCTTGGTAATGAGGCAAGATATCTCAAAGCAATGAAGCGCTATGGTTTAGACAAGCCTGAGACACTTAGAACAAAGGCACAGCTTGATCGTGCGATTAAATCTTTTGAAAGAGATACGGGGATCAAGTGGCCATTTAAGTAGGGAGAATAATTAAACGTGGCTCTATCAAAAGCACAACAAGAACTTGTTGATCAAATTCAACAATTAAAAAAAGAGTTTGCAGATACCAGTGCGGCTGACGATTTTATTGGCTTGTTTGATAGGTTAGAGAGCAACATTAAGGCTCTTACTGGATCTGCTGCCGACTCTGGTCCATCACTTGAAGCGTTTAAAAAACGATTAAAAGACCTTTCCGACGCAGCAAATGATGCAATAGCTCCATTTGAAAAATTCGATAGAGCCCTTAAACATAAGATTAAAACACTTACAGGTGTCACTGATTCGAGTGACGGACTTATCGGCTCCTTTGTAAAGCTGACTTCCGAAGCTGGTAACGTAGGTGAAGCATTTGGGCAAGCCAAAAAAACGGTTGATGAAACACTAACAAGTTTCAATATTGGCGTTTCCGTAGCACAAAAACTTGCCGAAGGGTCGATTGGTCTTGCTTTAGCAAATGACCAAGCAACAGCATCTTTCAATAAAGCAACTGGTGCAGGCGGACGATATAATAGCCAGATTATTGAATTAGAAAAAGAAAATAGAAAATTTGGTATTTCCGCTGCTGACAGTGCCGCAGCAATGGCTGATTTAATCGGAGGCTTGTCTGGATTTGGACTCATGGCGGCAGACACTCAGACAGCTATAGCAGATGAAGTATCTGAACTACAACGACTTGGAGCGGCAAGTGGTGATGTTGTGGGTGTTATGCAGACAGCCACTAAGTCTTTTGGGATGACAGAAACCGCAGCAATGGAATTGACTCAAGGAGCAGAAACATTAGCGCAAGAACTCGGCATTTCCATTGGTCAGGCAGTTAGCGATTTAAATAAAGCATTACCACAACTTGCCAACTTATCAGAAAGGCAAATCGGTCCTGCATTTAAAAGACTATCTGAGCAAGCGATAGAAACTGGGCTATCAATAGATCAGTTAACTGGCATTGCTGATAAATTTATGACATTTGAAGATGCGGGTCGCGCTGCTTCAAGCCTTAATGCCGTTCTTGGAACACAGATGTTCGACACAATGTCGCTGCTTGAGGCACAAATGGAAGGACCGCAAGCGTTTATCGACACATTTAGAGAACAGCTTGGGGGTGCCGTTGGAGATTTTGATTCTTTGACTGTGTTCCAAAAACAAGCTATAGCAAACGCAGCGGGTATGTCAACTGTAGAACTTAGAAACTTGATGAATGCCGAGCAATTAACCGAAGAACAAAAGAAGCAGGCAAAAGAAAGAGAGGACAATCTCAAAGCAGCTATGGCACTTAAAGACGAATTATTGGCATTAGCTGCTGAATTAACAGTCGCCCTAACACCCGTTATTACCTTTGTAAAAAACATGATGAGTTTTATGGCAAAATTTCTTGAATTCAGTAGAAAAGCTGGAGAGTTTATTCCAAAAATTGGTGGTACGCTGGGAACCATTGCTGGTGCAGTTGGCATTGCCAAAGCAGGCGGAATTGCTGCTAAAGGCATTAGAGGTTTATTGGGAATTGGGGAAAAGCTTGGCACCCCATCTAATCCAATGATCACTAAAGATGTTGATGCCAAGGACGATCTTGCCGAAGAAATTGGCGATAAAGTAAAAGATGGTGTGGGATCGGTATTAGAAAAACTCGGCAAAAAAGTCCCAGGAGGTGGTGCTCTTGGTTCGATGAGAGATACAATATCAAAAAAAGGTTTACTTGGTGGCCTCGGCGGTTGGCTTAAAAAAAAGGGTGGACTAATGGCAGCCGCCAAACTCGGCGCTCGTTTCGTCCCAGGGCTTAATATAGCCATGCTTGCAGGAGATGCTTACTCCATGGGCAAAAGATTTCTTGCAGACGGAACTAATTCTACAATGAAAGGACCACATGTCGTGGGAGAAGAAGGTCCAGAACTTGTTATTCCGCCGCCAAGGTCCGCTGTGGTTAATAATTCTAATTTTGAGAACGGATTTAAGTCATTTGGCTCGGCATTGTTATCAAACGTCGGACTTGGTGCTAGCAAGGGAGATCAGGCTATAATCAGAGAGTTGGCAAACCTAGGTGTAAAGTTAGATGCGATAAACGCCAGCGTTAGCCGCAAGGGCGATACTGTCATGAAAGTTAATAAACGAGAGTTCGGTAGATTGGTAAATAGTCACATGGGTGCTCCAGGCTCATCTCCACAAGTAGGGGTCGAATAACATGGCACAAGGCAGGAGACACACGATAGGGGTATACAGCGGCAAAGACGCCGGATATTCTATCGTTAAACATGCTCAAGATAAAAATTACAAATTAATGTTTGAGCATATACCAACGGGACACAAAGTTTCTTTCCCCGCCATCATTCAATCATTTAGTGATTCACATGATGCACAATCCAGTGAAAAACTGTTCGCCAGCAACAGCAACCCACAGATAACACAAGCCGCTACTAATAGAAGAATTTCTTTGACTTTTAAAGTTTTAAGCGCTTCTGTGGACGAGGCTAGACACAACGAACAAAGCGTTAATCTGTTATTGCAAATGTTATATCCCACTCTGACTCCTTTAAACATCGCGAATTTCGACCCTTATATTCGAATATCTGGATTTAATATGCTTAACGACGGAACAGCAGATCCAGGCGCGGAATGCATTATACAAAATATAATGTATACGTTGGATTTAGAAGAAGGAATAATCGCGCCCGAATCAGGTGAAATTCACATGTCATGCATAGTAATCACAATAGATGCAATCGCTCTGTTACCAGAAGACTTAGAACAAGGTCGAAATTCACCTTATCCAGAACGATATCCAAGGTATAGATAATGAAGGAAGTGAAAAAATCTCCACTTATACACTCTTCCTGGGTAAGCGAACTTGGCAAGGGCTATTTTCCATTTACTGTAAAAGAGACAACACTGTCGCCATCAGGAGATAGAACTGAAAAAAGAGCAACATCGCGTTATGTTTTTTTAACAGAGTACAGTGAATCATTTGAAAGCACATGGGAAACTCCTTCAATTCCTTTTGGCAGACTAAATTCAGATTGTAGATATGTTCAAACAACAAGGAGGGCTACCATATCTTTTAAGTTAGTGGCTAGAAATGTTGGCGAGGCAAGAAGTAATTTAGATTTTTGTGAATATTTGTCAAGACGGGTTTATGGACAGTATACTCAGACGGGACTTGTAAGTGGGGTTGATGTTAGTAGAGCACCTAAATATCGATATGAGGGTGCCACAATTACCGATAAAATACACTTTGGAAATCTTATAAGAAACGAACTTGTATATTTTCAAGCATATGCGTTTGTTCCAAATTTTGATGCTGGTGTGTTTGAATATAGCAAAACTCCTGTTGGTAAATTTGGGCAAGATAATCCTGGCGACAAAGAAAGCGTTCCTCTTGGGCAATATCAAGATTTTCTTGGTAGTACAAATAACGCCAAGCTACGTCGAGAAACAGGCTGGGTTTATCATAGAAATATTGGACACGTTTTGCCTAAAGAAGTTAATGTTAGTCTTACATTAGTTATTTTACACGACTATCCTTTGGGTTTCGGCGGATCTCGTAGGGGCGATCAATATCCTTATCGATGGGCAGAGAATGAAAACAGAGACTGGCCACATGGCACAGGACGAACCTACCCAGTTCAGAGATATATGGGAACTACGCGCCGCCCTTCGGTACGGACTGTCGATCTTGGGCTTCCCGACGAAAACGATCCCCTTAATCAGCCTATAGAGGGAGAAGAACTTATCGTCTTTGAGGTTGATGAAAACGGACTTATCTCCTTTCCTGAAGAACTTGAGCTAACGGATAATGCTGAAACTCCAACAGAGAATAATGTAAATAGCCATATCCCTCCAGAGGTCGAGAACGAAATCGTAAATGCCGAAGACCTCGTTTTTGACGACGAATGGGATGAAGGTGTTTTAGACGAGATCTTCAGCTTTGATCCAGATCAATACGAAAACGTGCTTGAATAAATTACTCGAATACTATTTAATAAAGAGGGCACGTAAGGTATAATGTCATTTCTAAAGAAATACAGAAACAGAACAAAATTAATATACATTAATAAGGATTCTTTATATGATGATTTGTTATTGCGTAAAGAACTTGGCGCAATTCGACAATATAACACCACCTTAGTTCAAAACTTAACGAATAAAACCAATATTGTGCCAGTCAAACATGTTTGGAAAACTGGCGATAGATATTATAAATTAGCTCAGAAGTTTTACGGTGTATCAGAGTTGTGGTGGATTATAGCACTTTACAATCAAAAACCCACAGAGGCTCACTTAAAAAAAGGTGATATAGTTTTAATTCCAACTCCTATCAAAACTGTGTTATCACATCTATAAACAAAAATGGCATTATCAGATTATAAATTACAAGCATGGCTTTTGTCGAATGCAGAGGAATTAATTCATCAGTGTGATCGTCTTGCCCGTGATATGGACGAAGTAGCACAGTCCGGTTATTACAGTCCAGCCCTTCCAGAGAATCCTGTCGATGGGCAAATGGGAATGCAATATATTAAAAAAGTGATGCATCGTGAAAATCATTTTCCGCAAGCTGACAAGCCTGAAGAGCTTCTGCCCGCAAATGCACTGGATGTATCAGAATCAGTTGACTTTATTACTGATGTGCCTCCTGTGATAAGAAGAGCTTTAAAACCCCAGGCAATATTGTACAAATCTTTTGTTTTCACCTACGAACAACAAGGTTATGAAGCAGATCTGCCCTTAACCACAGTGGCAATAACTGAGAAAGAGATGAAGGAAATGGTATCTCTTCCTCAAATAGACACTATTGAAATTAATAGATTGGGGGGCAATGAGGCGGAAATTGATTCAAACATTACAGTCAATATACGTTTATGGGCTGCTAAAATTGGACACTTTTTTAAAAAACAAAAAAATTTCCAGCTTCTTAGAATACCTAAGCAACTGGGTCCAAATGGAAAACAGCTTGTTATGACGGACATTCCCGAAGATGTACGGCGCAAAATAAACAAAGGCATATCTTGGATTGATTTAATCAAGTTTGGTGCTGAAGACGGGGGTCAAATGGTAGATCCATATGGAAGGCTCCTCTCCGCCGCTGGAATTGACTCGGGGATTGATCCAAAGGAGCAAATTAATTCTAACACATTTGGATATGATACAGAGGAGCACAGAATAAAATTAGAACTCTCATATCCTGCAAGTATAATTGACACCCTCGTGGAACGTGGCAAGTTGAGAGCCAGCACTCAAGAGATTGATAAATATAAAAGACAATTAGAAGCACAAAGAGAAGTATATTATTTAAATTTAACGCAAAATGCGCTAACATTTAATGCAGTGGATGCCTCCGTTGAGATGCAAATAGATTATGTCGCTTCCGCAGCGACAGCAGATGTAAGCAGGCAAGCTGATCTGCTATTTGATCCTTACATGTATGAGCGAGAATTGAGAATAAATGATGATATATGTAAAATTCAAAACAACATGAATGATGAAGAAGTTGTCAATATAGAACTGGATCCTATTTCTCCCAAATCCAGCGAGAAAACAAGAACTGTGACAACTCAGGATGAAAAAAATCAAGCCGTTTCAGATTTGCAGAGCATGAAAAAAAGGTTGTATGTTATACAAGCAAACAAGTTGATAAACGGCTTGTATGGATCGGCACTTACCCTCCACTCTTCAGGAGATAGGCTCCACGCGCCTGGGCAATCGAGCTTAGTGTCTTGGGACATGACAGGTGACGAAGACGCCATCGGTACGCGACAGAAGTATTATTCACGAGCATGGTTCGCGGTGATTCCCGAAGCTTGGGTTAAAAATACTGTACAAAAATGTCGTGGACAAGTCGGGCAACGAGGTTGGGCTTTGTATAACATGGGGCTCAGTTATGTCAGAAAAGGTGGTGGTCATGAGAGCGGCTCACGCATATATGAGGCTCAAAAATTAATTGAAAAAATGGTGTCAAGCGCACATGGTACTAATAGTCACGATTATGAGCACGAAGTCAACGAAGGCAGCTTTGATGTAATTGGTGAGACAGATGAGTCGAATGTTGAATTTGTGTTCTTTGGCGATATACTTGAAACAGCGTTAGAAGTACTCGCAGCCAACAACAGACTTGGAGAATATGACTTTGGACATATGATGCCCTCTGATATCGAGGATGCGGCAGGTCCAGGGCTCCCAGCGCTTGGGGGCAGCGAACTTGAACGGATAATAGACAATCCTTCACAACACATCGTTGAGGTGCCTGGTGATGTTCAAGCTTCTGGAAAGCCAACAAAGACCGCGTATAATACTGAGCAATTTATTAGACCTTTTTATTGGGATCGAGACATGACGAAACTCAGTGGAGTCGCGGGATCCGAATCAGCTACTTTTACTTGGAATCCCAATCTGAGCCCCCAAAGCGGATATGCAACAAGAAGAGAAATCGATTTATATAATATGGTGGGAGAACTTTTAATGACGAGCATAGAATATCCCGATCCTGCCAATCCAAACGAGGAAATTGCATTAAGTCTAGCGGATCTGCCAATATCTATGATTGAGTTTAAGAAGTGGTTTAAAGCAAATGTCAGTGGTGTTCAAAAAAAACACTTTTTTCTAAAAAACTATATCGAGTCTTTACTAAAATGGGTGTCAAGACTTGTCAAGGAGGCAGTTTCTGACCAACAATCTAAAACAGACGACGTGGAGCCCCCTCCTTTGTTATTGAATAGATATTTTGTAAATAATGACAGTAGTAGATTTCTATATAATGCATTTCCCAACTTTGACGATGCCCTGAGTGGTAATAACTATGACACTCTTAGTAAAATAATAATGTACCAAAATGCTATAGAAATACCAAATTTACAAACGTTTATTAAAGAACATTGCGCTTTAAATGTTGCAGGAGGACAACTTTTTGCAAAAGGCATAAGCGTTATGGGACAAAGTATAAACATAGACATATCCAAACAGAAAGCTGGTATTTATGAACATGATAGAAAACTCGGCATTGCTCACATCAGCTACTCCGATCCAATGGAGGGGCTTTTAGACGACATGAGTTTTCAGCGAGAAGATATGAAGGGGCTCCGAGAGGCTAGGCTCTTTGAGGGCAGAGACATGTATGCATTAAATATTCTTCGTGAAAAATATAATTCCACTCTTCGTTTTGTAGGGAACACTTTTTTTAAGCCTGGTATGTATGTATATATCGATCCAAATCCGTTAGATTTGGGCAGAACTTCTGATAGCGTTTCCCCCTCTCGTGCTTTAGGCTTGGGAGGATATCATATGGTAACTAGACTAAATCATTTGCTATCTTTGTCAGGCAACAACACTTGGGAAACTACAGTAGAAACACAATGGCAAACGTTTGGCGACGATAGTGGAGTACCAAAGAGAACAGATGGTGAAAAATGTCAATCATCAATAAGAAGGCGAATTAGAGCTTATCGAAATGCATTCTGGACCGCTTCGTCTGAAACGCAAAATAAAAGTATTTTAAATAATCCCAATGCAGCCCAGAAAAGACAACTTCAAGCAATTAGTGATGTCGAATTAAGCAATTTGCGGAGTAGCATGAGTGATACCGAATGGCGCAAGATCGAACAATATCTTAAAAAATTCGACTTAATAGACTAGATATATAAGACCATGGCAGCTTCACCCCGAAAATCACTCCCCAACGCTAGAGAGCATTTTGAGCGCAAAAAGCGTTTCCTGTCTGATGTTGTCCCATTTGAGGAGCACGATAATTTTTATAACCCCTCAACTATGGCTGCGTATGGAAAAACTGATCTTGATGGAAACATTGTTTATTTATCAGAAGAAAACCTTGCTGCATTACCAAACCCAAATAAAACTTCAGGGATGCCAATATACGCTCTTAATTTTGTATCAGAAGCATTTCGAGAACTTAGGCGCTATTATTTGAAAGGAATAGAAACAGGTATTGTAAAAAATGATAAAACAAATTCATTAGAGCCCATTCAGGGGTGGGACAGTGTACATACTTTATATGGGAGTCTCACATCCTACACTTATGGCTCATTGGTGCGAAATATGCTAGTAAAACGTAAAGCTCTTTATGGTGAACCAACAAACCTCGACTCATTTATAGATATGATAATGAATTTATATGATGAATTTGTGCCAAACTTTAATTTGACAAGATCATCGTTTATATTTTCACATTTCTGTCCTATATCAATAACTGGATTGGTAATCGAGGTTAGATCAGATATTACACACAGCTTAACAGATTATAATCGTACACAAGGTGAAAACAAAAATTTTGACTTTTATATGAAAGCGTTGAAAAAATTTGGATTTATGGCGGATTATAACAATCCTTATAGAATTGTTGCAGATATTGGCTCTCCTATTATGCAAGGATATATGAGCCGATATGGGGTTACTGTTAAAAATCTTTTTGAGAAATATTATTATAAAGCTAACGAATATGACTACGATCTCGTCAAGATTTATTTAACACAGTTTTACAATGATTATGCAGCCGATTTTCCATTTAAAAAAGTGGTCACAAAACCAGGGGGCATTGCCTTTAACAATTACACTCTTGGCTCTTACGGTTTTAATAATAGCTACCAAAAAATTCCTGTTGCCACCGGACAAATGTTGTGCCAAAATATGGACTCACATGTTATAAAAAGAGAACAAGTTACCGAACAACAGCTTCAAGACGAATATGATAGCACATACTGGCTTCCAGTTTATATCAGGGTACTAAATTATGAATACAACAGCCCTTTGGACAAACATAAACTTGACACCATTATAAAAAATGCAATTGATATAAATAAAAATGTTGACTTTGAAAGCGCAAAAGGTTATATTAATAAAGTGTTTAAAAATTTTAGGTATCCCATACAAGCAACAAGCACGCCAGAGCAGCAAGCCAGAATCGTTGATGTATACGAACAAGATGCATTTGCGACTGCCCCACAAGCAACAGGCAACGGTGGCAGCACTTCAGGTGGCTCTTCTGGTGGCGGCGGATATTAAGAGTGATACTTGTTAGTCCAAACATTAGACGATAAAAAACATTGTGTCGGCATTTATAATGACGGCAAATTAATCTACGATTGTGAAGAATTTGACTTCGACGCTGTAACTGCGACCTGGAGCTATAACCCTGTTTTTTCGCAAAAAGACACTCTCATTGCCTCTATATTCGCTGAAGGCAAATCATTAAATGAAGTTTGCCCGTCTTTTCTTAGGAACCGCTGGGACACGATTAACGCCCGCATGAGCGCCTTCTATAAGTCGTTTTCAACTGCCAAAATAAGCATGGATATTCATTGCTTTTTTGATCTTGTGCCTGAGAGATTTCTGTTGGAATACTGCGAGGTCAAAAACAAGATCACAGACCACATTATCAAAACACAGAAGAAGCCTGCGAACTATGATTTTATGAGGAGGTTGTCTGAGTTTACATACGACATCGGACAAAGAAAATTAAATATTGACTACTCAGAGATCGCCCGTGAGAGCCACCAACTTAAGGTTCGCAACTTTATAAAGAAGTCGAAATACATAAAGCCATACATTAGATATAATATGTATGGTACAAAAACTGGGCGCATGACAACACACAAGGGATATTTTCCTATTTTGACACTTGATGGCGAATATCGCTCAATCATTAAGCCGACAAATGATTATTTTGTAGAACTTGATTATAATGCAGCAGAGCTTCGTTCTCTTCTCGGTCTTGCTGGCAAAGAACAGCCTACGGAAGATCTACATATTTGGAATTTAAAGAATGTGTTTAAAGGCGTCGGAACTCGTGACCAAGCAAAGAAGAGAATCTTCTCATGGCTCTACAATCCACAATCAAAAGATGAATTGCCTACAAAGTATTATGATCGTAAAGGCATATTAAGAAAATATTGGAACGGACAAGTTGTTGTTACTCCTATGAATCGTGTAATCCAAGCGGACAAACACCATTCACTAAACTATTTAATACAGAGCACGACAAGCGATATCGTGTTATCCAGAGCTTTTAAAATTGCTGATAAACTTAAGGGCAAAAACTCCTTTATTTCGTTCACACTTCATGATAGTATTGTTATTGACTTTGATGACAGTGATCGACAATTGATAGGGGAGTTGTTGGATTTGTTTGCTGATACACCCCTCGGAAAGTTTCAAGTTAATTTAAGTGCTGGTAAGTCTTACGGCGACATGCGGAGGATTGAGTGGATACAATAGTCGGACTGGGCAGAGCAGGCTGTGCAATCGCTGACAAATTTTGCGCCTACCCCCAATACAAAACCTATAAAATTGATTCTGAGGGAATTGATGGTAAAAGTAAGAACTGCTTCCTCCTCCAGCGACAAGACGCTCCAGAGGAATATGAAAAAAACATTCGCACAATGAAAACCTTTTTTAAAGATACAACCGATGATGTTTTATTTGTCGTGTCTGGTTCAGGCATTGTTTCAGGCGCGGCGTTGCAGATTCTCAAAAGCCTTCAAGGTAAAAATGTTAGTGTTCTGTATATCAAGCCTGATTTAGAGTTTCTTGCAAAAACTAATATTTATCAAGAGCGATTAGTAAGAAATGTTTTACAAGAATATACACGGTCTGGAGTATTTAGCCGCATGTTTCTTGTTGACAATAAAAAGGTTGAAAACATTTTGGGAGACGTTCCAATCGTTGGTTATTATGATAAGTTGAATGAATTAATTGTTTCTACGATTCACATGGTTAATGTTTATAATCATCAAGACCCGATTCATTCAACGCCATTTGATACAAGCGAAACAACACGCATTTCTACATTCGGAATATTAGACATTGACAAGGGTGAAGAAAATTTATTTTTTTCCCTTGACAACATTCGGGAAAAGAGTTATTATTATGCTATCAACTCAAAAGTTTTAGAAACAGACGGAAAATTGCTGCGAAGATTAACAGACAATATTAATAAAAATGTTGGCAAAGACGTTAGCGCCGGATTTCAGGTTTATTCTACTTCGTATGACGAAAACTATGGTTATTTGGTAGTAAATACTGAAAAAACAAACAATTAGGAAATTATTATGAAAACGTTATGGACAAAAGTATTAGATTTTGGCAAAAGATATTGGAAGCGAGGGCTGGTCATTGCAGGACTTTCAGCGGTAGGCACCTATGCCGCACTCAAGGTTCACAAGGACGGAATTGAAATCGGAAAGAAAGTTGGACGCTGTGAGATGGTGTGTGTTATTATGCAAGGCGACTTCATTGCTTATGATGATGACGGCTGCCAATGTGAATTTTTTGACGGATTTACCTTCACAATTCCAGTTGATCCAGATTATTTTGAATAAAAAACTTTACAGCAAACAAAAACTATGTTATATTAAATTTAGCAAGGTGAGAGAGTTATCACCTTGACT